TTCAGCTGTAGCACCCAAGTAACACTTATGTTTTTGAAAGCGTATATTGTAGTCTGCTGCCTTTCGGGATAAATTTTGGACCTGGTTAAGAGTCTTGATACTGGCCAAAACGTCATCGCCGTTATGCGTTGTCACACTATCATTAGTAATGCCACATATGTCAAGGTATACATAATTGAGTACTGTGTTCATGAACGTCGTAAGCCGCCAACCAGATAATAACGTGCCATTAGTCTTTACTGTTTGTCTGCAACCTGCTACATGCAACCTGCTATCGCTCAAACTTGATTGTACCCATGCAATAGCCTTGATCTGGTCATCATCAAGATAGTTTTTAAAACAAGCCACGTATGCATCCATAACCGCACTCATCGTAGTCACACTGTGTTGCGAGTTAAAATCTTCAAAGTCAAAACAGTAAGGTATTCCATTATTCAACACTTGTTTTACTGTTTCTTTAACATTAGCCACAGTGGCACTTGGTCCTATGGGAAAATGTTTACTCAACATCTCTTCGCATCCCTTGAAAGCGTAACTAGACAAGATAAAGTTGGTTACGTCTACACCGTATATAGCACGCTGCTTACCCCATTCATACTTTGTGCTTGACCATGCTTCCATACAAGGTGGCCGTTCTAAAAAGTGTTGTATGTCGTACGTAGGCATCCTACTCAATGCATAAAATTTATTACGTAGACCTACATCCCTAGCTTTGAATTCATCGTCTTCAGGATACTGTGAATGGTATGCCCCGGTAGGAGACCATTGCCAACGCATAGCCCAGTGGTTTGTCCAAGTACTCCTAGTCGGTGTTCCACCGCTCACCTTAACCCGTTTGAACAACTTCAATGCTCTTTCAAATACCATCTCTCTTGTAAATGAAACTGTGTTAGGTTCAGTACGGTTGTGTATCTCAGCCTGCCAATCGACATCCCCAAGACCTCTATTTACTAATACCTCTAGCTCAAAGAAAGGTGTCAGGTCCAAATCTACAAGGTTCTGCACTGCCTTTAACCTACCAGAAAACTGGTTCTTTATTTGAGAAAAGAAGTCCGCCACAGACTTGTATCGCCATTGCCAAATTAGTGAATTTTTGATGATCTCTCTATGTTGTATAGGTAACGCTTTAGCCCATACAAGCAAACCAGCCAAAAAACTTTCATGTAGATCAAGCTTTGCTAGGCTCTCAAGTAGTGGAAGTACGAACGGTACATCTCTTTTAAATGCATCTAAGCCTACTTTCCTCAATTCTTTTATGGTTATGTGTCTGAGGTGCCTGCTAGATACCTTACATACCGGTGGTTCAGCTGACCCATCAAACCACGCTTTGAGTGTAGTTAGGTTAGTCAGTGGTATGTTTTGGCTTGATCTCTTTGTAACGTGCAAGACGTACTGTAAGATCTCTTGTCTAGTGACTGGACCGTAAGGGAACAGGTCAGGACCGTATTGTATCCTTGAAATACGAAGGAGCACTGACCTACCCTGTACGTGTAAAGGCTCATGTCTAGAGATATAAGCAGCTGTTAGGTTGAGTCGCGCCATGTATACACACTTTGTAAATACCACGTCAGTATCATACCTTGTATGTACATCACCTTCTAAATTGATGCCCGGGTAAACATCAAGAAGGTGGAAGTCCGCCTCTTCAAAAGAAGCTACCTCTAGTTCCCGTTCATTAGCCTTGATACCTAGAGGTACCATATCAAGGCTTGCAAGACTACGTTTGACTAGTCTTGTTCGTCCGGCGGCCGCTCCTCGTGTTCCATCTGCGCCGGTACGTCCACCATGCGCGCTTCTGTAGGTGGCTCTAACAAGTTTGCACTGCCTGAAGCGGTTGGCATTGGTACACCGGCGATCAGCTCTTGCACTTGAAAATCCGCCAATGCGAGATCATATGTGGTTAGTATGTTTGCTGTGAACTTCTCACTATCTATAGGTACTTGTACGAACCCGCGTATCGTATTCACATTTCTTACGTCATAGCTAGCAGCTCTGGCGTTCCATAGTGGCTGTGTTTGTAACACTGTCTCGGCTCGTGTCCAATAACAAACTACTGCACAGTCTGCTAAGCTTTCAAAACTAGACCCAAAACTATTATACCGTTCTTCTATAAACTCCAGTTGGTAGCTAACGGGCATATCCAGTGTCGCTGGTGTTACCGGCGGCATAGCTATACTTACATCATTTGCAGCAAAGATT